GCGTGTCAAGGAGTGGGTCACCACATTTTCTTTCCCGACACCAAGAAGGGTGACTGCAAAAGCAAACTTGTAGCCCTATATGCCGAAGCAAAAACATATTGTGATCGTTGTCCCGTCACCAGCGAATGTTTAGAGTCGCAACTAAAGTACGAAGTAGAAACATTCCAGCATGACGGCATGTGGGGCGGATATACACCCAGCGAACGGCGCATTATTATTGCAGACCGTGAATGGAATAAAAGGCGAAGCCCCCGCTAGGGAAGGGGACGAACCTAGCGAGGGCTTCTGTGAGATGAGTCTAGCAGGGACGGGCTAGAGCATCTCAATCTTGTAAGCAGTATAGCGTTTTAGATCGCTTCCTACTGCACACATCTCCGCTTCTTTTAGAGAAGGGAATGTGGTTGCTTTGTCTATATGGTCTGTCCAGCACCACACCTTGTTCACATGGATTTTGTAGTAGCCCCGTGAGTGGTGGAGCAAAGGGTGTATCTTGCGGATAATCACCCAATGCTGGCGAGGTGGTTGTTTTTTAGGGCAGACCTGCTTCTCTTTCAGTTTGCCGAACAGCACTGTTCACACTGACAATCTTCCGCACAATCGGGGATAATCTCCACCTTTATATCGCAAGCGACGTTATATGGGACGGTGCAAACAAAGTACCCAATCGGGGTGAACCAGTCTATATAGATGTTCGTGATGTACGTGCCATTGAATTCGCTGTCAACGTATGACCAGACACGGTTCTTTGGTTGGGAGAAAACAAACTCTTTTTCCTCCCCGTATGTCTCAAAGAGAACCCCGTTGTCTTCGTCGTTGTCTGTCCACCCTCCGCAACTAGCGTCGGGTCTTATGTGGTTGGGTATCGGCTTGTACTTTTGGATGAACTCATCAACCGTAAGCATGATGATTTCGTTGCTGCCTAAAGCGGGGTGGTTACGACTGACCTTAGTCATTTTCGTCCTCCAATCGGATAGACCAACCATCTTCCATGTCGGCAGTAATGTCCTTGAGATACTGGTTGAGGACATATGGCATGAACCAGTTAATAGGTGCATCGTCGGGGTGTTCAATGGTGATGGTGACCTGTGTTTTCATGCCGACACCTCCATTTCCGACTCATCAAAACGGCTAGCAAACTGTTCACGGTACATCTGCACCGCTTCCCGCTTCGTGTACCCGTAATACTGGTGACTGTGGTAGTAAGCCCCGCCCCAATCACCGTCATTCAAGAGCGCCGAAACGACCCATGCACCTTCTCTGTTCTTGCAAATATCCATTATGTCTCCTTTATCATCTGCCGTTGGTGGCATTGTCCCTAGTCGGCATTGAAGCCCACGCCCGAAGCGCTAGGGGAAAATCTGGCGACGTACTAAAACGCCAACTCTGTGCCCGCTTCGTCCCACAAAAGCCCGTGTGCATACCCTGCACCGCAAGCGTTCAAGAACTCACCCCGCATGAAAGCCGAATCGTGTTTCGCTAGTGCATCTGCAATGCTGTTGCAGATGTCAAAGTAATCTTCCAAATCTATTTTGTCCATCACCAGAACATCTTCAATTGCTGTCCCGATAATTTCGTATGAGTTGTCCGATATTTTCATGTGTCTCCCCGTAATTGGTAGCCCTTTTAACTACATATTTTATTGTGGCAAATTGTGCAACAATAGTCAAGGCTTTGTCCATGTGTTGTTTGTCACACCGTTTCCGAAGACCTGTTCTTGTCGTGCATCTCAACCCACACAGCAAGTTTCGCCATCTGTTCGGCGTTGCTTCCTTCGTGCATGATCTGGCGCAACCGAATCTCAGGGTTCCCCCCGATATGCCAACCCACCTTTTTTTCTAGGCGATTCCGTGCTTCCGACAGGTCTTTGATTAGGTAATCAATTTCCCTAATCGTGTTCTCCCGATGTGTTTCCGCCCACTTGTAGGCTTCCTGTTCTGTGATTTCCATTTTCTATGCCCCTCTCTTTGTCTTCCACCAGATTTCTATTCTGTCCATCGCCAACGCTATGAGAACGGTAAGCCCTAGCCCCGCCACCATCAGTGTTATCGCCTCTATCGCATCACCATTATTTCTAATCATTACTTGCCTCCTTTTGATATGGAATGAAATCGTAAACCGAAGCGACGGAACAGAAGGCGAAACGATTACGCCCCCGAATCTTCCGCTTCACCACCGTAGAACCGTCAACGTAGAACCACCCTTCGGAAGCCCTGAATTGCAACCCATCGGGTTTCATGTAAGTAATTTTTCCCCGCTGTTCGTAGTTGGTGAGTTCCGTTGCCATTTTCTAGTCCTCCTTTATGAACTGAATCCGAACAGACACAACACGCCCGCCAACTATGTCGGCAAACACAGGGTAAGCCCCATCGCCTAGCCCCGACGCAACCGCAACCGCTAGCGACCCGTCCTTTTTAGTCCCGCCCAAAATCCCGTGCAGATTTTTTGTCGCCTCGCAACTGCCCGCATATGAGTAAGCGTTGCCCTTGAATCTGTCTAATTCCAGATCGGCATTTTCCCCGATAGGTTGCCCGAAGTCCGACAGGTAAGCAGGATCGCCCAAAAGCACCCGCCCACTATCCACCCAAATTTTCCCGATTTGCTTTTCCATTATCTTGCCATTCTCCAATCTTGCTTAGTGTCAATCATCTCGCAACATTCGCCACAGTATGCCCCTTCCATTTTCTTGCCCGTGTCTAGGCAAGGGTGCTCTCTCCAATCAAGGTTGCCCACCTCTAGCCCGCAACCGTCGCACTCAACAAGTGAGAAGCGAAGGCTGTTGATCGGTAACCCGATTTGCAGGTCTACCGCTTCTACACATTCCCCGCAAAGCGAAGCGGTGATCTGTCCGATACCGTCCAAATAGTCCCGCCATGTGTGGCTTTTAAGTGACGGAAAATAATTTCCGCACCCCTCGCATTGATCTGTCCAATTACTCATCTTCTTGTCCCTTCATTAGTGGAGCCGAAATTGCTCCCCGTCACCCTCCCCCGAAGGGGAGAGATCAGGCAACAATTCAACCGATCTGGCTTTTTATTATTTTTTGCTTAGTCCAATTCGGACGGCGAGAACACGGCAACCGCCCCGCAATCCGTTAAGGACGTAACCCACAAGCCCCGCCAATTGGCACGGTTTAGGTACTCTTGCACCGCCCGTAGGTAGTTGTCGGTGACGTTCAATGAATAGTCCCATGAGACAGTCAGTTTGTGCGGATCTTTGCCGTATGTGGGAGAGTCCCACCGCTTCACCGTGATACGGCTTCCCCGATGATTTGTCACGGGTAGGTACTTGCAAAGGAGGGCAACCCGCCCCGACTCTTTGGCAATTGCTATTTGTGGTGCTTCGGTTTTCATTTTGTGGACCCTTTCAAGGTTGCTATTTCTTCTAGTAAATCGTCTATTTCTTGTGCTAGTTCTTCGGCTGTGGCGTGAACGCTCCACCACCACAGAGCCTGTGGGCGGGGTTCCCCGTCCCATGTTTCGTGTTGCATATCGTCCCTCTCTGTGAGGGCTTTTCCCTCACAAAAGAATCGTACAGGAACCGTGCAACAATTGCAACGACCAAAACAACATTTCTTATGTGGCGTTTGTCACACACCCAGCACCCCCAAAAAACGAACACACGTTCGCCCCCAACATAACCGCTGTATAAATTAAATAGTGTATAACAACAAGACCCGAACAAACGTTCGTCTCACCAGTTAGGCACACCTAACACACAGCGAGCAGGTCAACAAGTAAAGACAACCTAACAAAAAGAGTAAGGCAAACCTAACAAGGCTCGGATACTTGCAGACTACAACTATTCGGACCGCTTTAGTTGCACTCTACAAGCATAGGGGGTGGGGGTGCCTTTTGTCACACCAGCGAACAAGTGTTCGGTCCTGTGTCGGGTGTCACACCAGCAAACATACGTTCGTTTGTGACATTTGACACACAACTAGGGGTCTGCCGAGGGTACGGGGGCGGGCTATATATGTATATGTCTGTTGCCTGGATTCACTCTTTTGGGGTGTGGCTGGTGTTGTGGTGGGCGGGGAGACCGTGTGGCTGGACTTTCTGTCTCTTTTTTTGCTATCTGGCTTGTGGTTGAAAAAGAAAAAGGATAAAAAGAAAAAGACAGCATTGAAGAAGGAGCAATCTGTATTGTCCATGTCCTGTCTTCTTGGCAACAACGAGCGTAGCGAGGCGTTAGCCCGAACGCAGTGAGGGTGCACTACCTGAACATTAGACAGTCTGGTCTTAGTCCCCCCCACTGTTTAGAACTATCATGTTCTTGGTCGCCGTTGCTAGTTCTTTTAGCCGACACCAGTTTCTTTTTCTTTTGTTGCTTGTTCCGCTTACGTAACAGGGGAAGGACGGTCATGGTTACTTCTTGGTTGCAGGGAACATCTACCCAGGTTTCCCTGTTTACGTCCCGCACCATGCAAACGGTGTACAACCATGAATTCTTTTCAGATGACAACATGATACTACACGACAACTGATACCATTGCAACACGATGGGAACTAAAAGAGCAGTCAATCCTGCTGACAAAGCCAAGTTTTTTGCAGCGATAACTGCGGGGCAATCTATAACTGAAGCGTCACGGATGGCTGGCATCCACATCAACACAGGTTCTAACTGGTTGAAGAAAGCCAAACTGTCTGAGGCGAACCGTAAAGTTGCTGAACATGGGGTCCAGCGCCAGCGGGCTAACCAGGGTGGTATCCAAAAGATTGCTTACCAAGATTTGATGGAAGCAATTGATCTTCCTGGCGCTCTTAAAGAAGAAGATATGTGTGAGGAAGCCCGTCGGGGGTTGCACGATTTTGATTTTTTTCGTAGAAGGTACCTTGGGCGTGTTCCTTCCCCTTGGCAGGTAGAAGCAGCAGTTACTTTGGTGCAACTGTTGGAGTCCGAAGAAAAAGAATTTGTTGTACTCAACGTCCCTCCTGGCGCAGGTAAGTCAACTTTGTTCCATGATGTAGCAGTATGGGCTATCTGTCGCAACAGGCGTGTGCGTGTAATGATTGGTTCTGTTTCGTTTGCTATGGCTAAACAGTACTCCCGCCGTATCCGTGAAACACTTGAACGGTTGATGCCGTTAGAACCTGACCCTATGCAAGTAACGAAAGGGCTGGCACTCAATGCTGAAGGATGTCTCTCTATTGATTACGGTAGGTTCAAACCTACAGACAAAGGGGCGCTCTGGCGTTCAGAAGAATTCGTTGTTGAACAACTTGACGGTAATGGACTTGACAACAAAGAACCCACAGTACGTGCATACGGTATTGAATCAGAGTTTATCGGACACCGAGCAGACTTATGCTTATTTGACGACGTATCATCCCCTGACAACTCCCGTGAATCTGTTTCAAGGGATAAACTGCTGGAAAGATGGGATAACGTGGCTGAAGCACGTTGCGACCCAGGCGGGCTACTGGCAGTTGTTGGACAGCGCCTTGGCAGTGGCGACTTATACGCACATTGTCTCTCCAAAGTTACCTACGATGAGGACATAGATGACACATATGACGGGTCAGACATTACTGATCTGGAAGATTTAGAACGAATAGAACCTTTGAAACGTTCCAAATATAGGCATATCATCTATAAAGCGTATTATGAGGAACTAGACACAGGGAAAGAATCTAAACGGTTTAGTTCCCAGCCTTATCCTAATGGTCCACTGCTTGACCCTAAGCGCCTCCCCTGGAAAGACTTGTCTTACATACGGCATAACAAACCTGACATCTTCAGGGTGGTATATCAGCAAGAAGACTTAGACTTAGACGCACGACTTGTGGATAGAACGTGGATAACAGGTGGAAAAGGTGTGGATGGTGTTGAATATGTTGGTTGCATAGACAACGACAGGCAACCAGGGTTCATCACCAGAGGGTTAGCCCGCCCCTGGGTATCAATAGTGTCAGTTGACCCATCCCCGACAATGTTCTGGGCACTCACATGGTTCATCTACCAGCCCGAAAGCAACCTTTACCATGTCGTAGACATCGCTAGACAGAAACTAACCGCCGAAGAACTACTTGGTTTTGACACAGGAACAGGTGTCTACTCAGGAATCATGCAAGAATGGCAAGACAGGTCACACGACATGGGCTACCCCATCTCGCATTGGGTGGTAGAAATCAACGCTGCCCAACGATTCCTCCTAGCGCACGACTTTGTACGCAAATGGCAAACCCGTGAGAACGTAAACGTTGTCCCTCACACCACAGGCAGAAACAAACTAGACGAAAACCTGGGTGTGGAAGCCTTACTCCCACCTTTACTTCGCACAGGTGCTATCCGATTCCCCACTATGCGCAACAACTGGAAGACACTCGCAGCCGTAGAAGAACTCACCTCATGGCATCGTGACAAAAAGAACGGCACCGACATCGTGATGGCATTATGGATGGGTGTACTCAACCTACCCAACCTAACCACTGTCAAGAAGCCACCGAAAATGTGGCGACCATCATGGCTGTAAAACCCATGTGTTATCGTTATGTTGTCTCTGTTGGAACAAAAAGGTTCGTGCATGATTAGTGTTGAAGAAATTGTAGAACTTTACAAGCAGCGCAACGAAGCGCAAGGTCCCGTTCTGCAACAAATGCGCCAAGTACGCAGCCTTGCCAACGGTGACATCATTGTTCCGTTAAACGAATTAGATCGCAACACCAAATCATCTGTAGCAAACCTGCTTGTACAAGGTTTAGACCAGATGAGTATGCGTGTCGCATCAACAATGCCAGTACCATACTTCCCTGCCCTGCGAGAAGGCAACGAAAGAAGCATGAAACTAGCACGAGATCGCAAACGTGCACTGCTTTCCATCTGGGACCAGAACCGCATGAACCAAAAGATGCGTCGCCGTGCCCGCCACCTGATTGCATACGCTTCTGCACCTATCTTTCTTAAGCCAAACTTTGATAAACGCATCCCCGAATGGCACCTACGCAACCCGTTAGACACATTCCCTGCACCACTCAACGACCCAGACAACCCTGTACCAGACGATTGCATCTTCACTTACAGCCGTACATACGACTGGATTGCCAAGAACTACGGTCCAATCATCAACGGTGTACTACGCACCGCCACTGCACGACCAGACACCAAGTTCACCATCCTTGAATACGTATGCGATGAAGAAGTAGTAACACTATGTTTAGGTGACGAACGATTACGTGACCCTATTACTGGCTTACCTTTCCCTGGTGCCGACGCTGTAGAACTAG